CATTTACTTGAGCAGCGTCTGTGTCTAACCTAAGACCGTGATCTTCTGGATCAGTTCCTCCATTTAAACCTTTATGGTAAACAAACCAACCCTCACCATTGCCGCCACCGTCATCATATCCTCTATTTTTAATCCAAATCATTTCTGGTACTACGCCAAGGTTATGATTTATGGTTCTACCTGCAGTACCATTTCCGTCATAGGTAACTACATCAAAATATTCAGGTGCACGTTTCCACATCCAACTGTATAAAGAAGAATCTGTGGTTGTTCCTGTATTGTAACCATTCATATAATCGAATTGATCACCACCTGATCCAGTGTCCTCTGGATTAGTATCATTTGGACGTAAAGAAGTACCTTGTAGTAAACGTGTAAGTGCTTCCCAATTGCCTGACCCTGTGTCTTTTCTTAACGCAAAATCTACAGGAAAAGTACTTCTAAATTTAGGGGCAGCACCATCCCCTGTAGAACCTGCGTTGTCTATTTCAAAAACACTACTTGCTGAAGTGGGCTTTGTTAATGGGCCACGCCTGATTGCCATAAAAATATGCTTTGAATTGTTGTGATTAATAAGAGCACTATTAGTATTTAATATAAAACCTGTTGGAGTAGGTATAATAACCGAATCAGTACCTATATCTGCAGACGCTTCACTTGCAGTATCATTTACATATAAAGCTCTACTTTTTACATTATTTAAACCTCTCATACTATCAAACCATGTCCAGGCAGAGCCATCTAAATCTTCATTTTTAATAAAAACTAATTGTGGTTCAAACCCTAAAGTTATAGTTTTAGTAGTACCGTTTCCTGTAAAAGAATCGCATTTAATAATATCTTGATTGCTATTAGGTCCAAAGTTACCATCACTATTATTGTGAGCAAATAAATATGCTACGTAGGTATCGTTATTATTATTTGTTTCATCTCTATTGCCTACACTAAAAACTGAACTTGTTGGTGCTGTATTATTAAAGAATCCATTGTCTGAATCTTCTGTAGTATCTAAATTAAGTGCTATAGATTTTTGTTCTGAGCTACTTCCCCCATTTAACTCTCTATGATAAACTGACCAATTAGATACAGCATTTCTTCTTTTAATCCAAATCATCCCTGGAACAACACCTAGATTATGTGCTATATTTTGCGCTGATCCTGTTCCTGTGTAGGTAACTATGTCAAAAAACTTAGGGGCTTTTCTAAATGTCCAAGAGGCGTAGTCGTTGCCAGAAGAATTAACACCTGCTGTAGCACTTGCTCCTAAACTAAAGCCAGAAGAATTAAAAGCCGTAATATCTCCAGAAGTAGAAGTTCTATCTGCGGTGGTGCTATTTGCTCGTAAAAATTTAGTGTTGCCTCTAACCGTATCAACAAGCTCATTTGACTGTGTGTCACTCCTGCTTTTAATCCAGACTAAACCTCCCTCATTAGATAAATCAATATTGTTTGTAATAGTTTGTGTAGAATCATTACCTGCATACAAAAACGTGCTGAACACATCGTCTACATCTAATGAATCACTACCTGCGCTAGAGGCTGCTGCTGCTACTATTTTACTTACTGACATCTATTATCCCATCGCCTGACCTAGAGTAAAGCCGTAGTAGTTAGTACCGCCATCCACCGTGATAAAAGCAAACACATCCACCCCTGCATTAGTTGCAGTTATTGTGGGTGCTGTGGCTGCTGCCCAGTCTACAGTTCCAGGCCAAGTGATTGTCCTTGCGCTACTGTCTTGCACCACCTTTAAAATAAACGCACTGGCTCTACCTGACGCTGCAGGGTTACTAAACGTGTAGGTCACATTCTCGGATAAAGTATGCGTAAACACATTACCATCTCTTAAGTTAATTGTAGCTGCGTTAGAGCTAGAAGAAACTACAGTACTCTCTTCTGTTGTACCATTGTCAAAACTAACTACACCATTTGCATCAGCCGTTACAACTTTACTTGCCTCCGTTAAACCTAGTGTTGTAATATCATTATAATTTAACTCAGCTGCAGTTGCTGTAATTGAAGTACCTGCAATTTGTAGAGTCGTTGCATTTACCTCTCCACTTGATCCATAGATTACTGCTTTACTATTTGCAATAGTTCCCGCTGCTGAACCGTCTAATAAATTTAGTTCTCCTGAATTTGATGTAATAGCATTTCCACCTATTTGTAATCCAGTTGAAGCATTTATAGTTGGAGCGGTTAAAGTACCTGTAAACGTAGGAGAAGCAGTGCCAACTTTACTATCTAGTTGAGTTTGTATTGCAGAAGTTACACCGCTTACATAATTTAATTCTGCAGCAGATGCGGTAATAGCAGTACTATTAATTGCTAATTTATCTGTAGCAACATTAAATGTACCGTTGTCTTCTACTCTAGCAACTTCAGTTCCATCCCTTTGTTGAAAAATAATATCTTTAGCATCTACAATAGGTTTAATAATTACATCACTTGATGAATTAGTAATTCTTAATATTTCAGTTCCACCATCTTGAAATTTAAAATCACCACCATCAGCATCTAAGATAATATCTCCTGCCACATCTACAGTTAAATCACCAGAACTAAGATCAATTTCTGTTCCATCAATAGTAATATTATCTATAACTACACCTGCATTAGCAGTAACTACACCTTCAGCATTAACTGTTCCATCTATATCTGCGTTACCCTCCATAAATAAATCTTTGTATCTAAGGGCATCTGTTCCTAAATCTACAGTGTTTGTTGTTTTAGGTTTAAGTAATGAAGCAGTTGCAACTATGTCTTGAGAAGGACCAAGCACTTCAACAGGAGCACCTTCTGATGTAGTACCATCATGGGTATGCCCTGAACTACTATTAAACGTAGCTTCTATGGCATTAAACTCACCATCTAAATCATCAGCATTAATAACATTACCGTTGGCAATATTATTAGCCGTATCATTTCTTACATAGCCTGTACCCATGAGATTTTCCTTTATTTCCTATTGTTTTCAGCAAACTCAAGTATTGCTGTATCTAATAAAAATGATGCATTAGAACTATTATCTTCTATTCTTAACGCCACAGTGTTTCCTGAACCTGTAATATTATTATTAAATGATTGTGTACTTGCTTCTCCATAAGTTGTTGTATTATAGATAGCATTATTATTTCCATAAAAACCACCACCACCTGCACCTGATACTAATGTAAATGAAGCAGGTTGTATTTTATCTTTATCATTTTGATTATATTTAACTGCTGCAGTAACATTAAATGCACCAAAAGGTTTTATATATAAGTCTAGTTTATAAAAAGTTTTTCTTTTTTGTGGATCAGTAATAGGCATGAATGGAGACTCATATATTGCATTTATATTGCTACTATCTCTTGACGTTCCAGTTTCCATTCTATATACATAGCCATCAGTATTAGCAAAAACTATAAATTCATTATTTCCTATTTGTTGAGAATCTGCTATGTACGATTTAAAACCTTTAAGTTCTCCCCATTGAAAACCTTGACCACCCTGATCTACAAATTTTGTACCTAACACACCTTTTGAAGCGTCTGTTATTTCACCACTTACAAAACTAAACAATCTATATTGAGCTTTATTTCTAATTATAGTACTAGAAAAACTCTGAGAAAAATTTTGCATTTCTGTTATTGTAGGTCTTATATTTTTAGACGCAACATCAATTCCAAAGTCACCTATACGTTCTGTTGAACTTAATGTTCGTAATCCATCAGGAGCAAGAAACATAACATCAGAACCAATCTCTTGTATTGTATCTGCGCTTAAACATCCAAGGTCTTCTGTAACTGCGCTTAATGTAAAATCGACAGAACTGTTACCTGTTAATCTCATAATTTTATCACGGCAAAATACTATTAGTGCATCACGATAAACTTTAAGACCTGTTATTTCAGAGTTAAGTCCAATACTACCTGCCCCATTTGCAGGGTCAAAATCTGTATCTGAATAAGGTGCAGTAAATACTAGCTCTGTACCTTTACTAAAAAACAAAGTACTTTTAAATACTTCAACTGTACTTGCCCCATTTACTGCAGATTGACCTGTTCCACTTCCTGTTATATAAGCCATTGTTTGATTACTGTCAGTATAATATACTGGATAGTTTGTGCCATCTACAAATACTATTTTAAGAGCGTTACTAAAATTATAACTTACATGCCTAGCACGAGTAAATCCTGTACTGCTTGCTGTAGCTTTAGATGACCATGCAGGAGTACTGTCTGTAGTATTTATTAAATAGTATACACCGTTTCTTGCGGCAATAAATCTTTCTTCATCTGCATTTGGTACAACAGCTAATGCTTGTACTACACCACTACCACTTAACTGTGCAGTATCTAACTTACTGTATCCTGCTACTTTACGATAACCACCGTCAAGTGAAGGTTCAAAGTTCTGTAATATAAAAGCAGAACCAACAGCATTAATACCTTGCTGCAGTGGACTAATGTTTGTAACTAAACCACCCATAAAAGGAACAGGGAATGTGGACCATGCAGTAGTCATACTGTTATACTTTCAATAAACCAAACGTATCGGGGTTTCCAACCTTTACTGTAGAACGAATATAATCATAGCTATTTATATGTATACTACGCATAAATTTTATACCCTGTTCAAATTTTTGTTGAGACAATTGAGATGATTGAGTGTCTCCTCGAAATTGATATACATAAAACATAGCACCATCCGTAACTACATGTTTAAATTCTAAAGGAACAGTTGGTACATCATCATGTAATTCTAAATCTACAGGGTTACGATAATATTCATAAATTAATTCATACGCTTTATCTGATGTTGGAAATATTAAAAATTCTTGACTAGGCGCTCTACTTACAAATCTTGGTTTAGAGCGTATTCCTGTATCTGTATTATACTCAAAGTCAGAGTGTTTGTCAAGATATTCTTGGTAGTTCATATTCTGTAATTTTGTTGTTGAAATATTTAAAGTAGTATTTCTTTTTAATCTAAAGCTATTCATGTTAATATATTTAGCATCATAAGGATAACCATAGCGTGTTACTCCTGCAGTAAGAATATCTTCTTCTTCTACATGATTCCAAGGCCACCCAAACTCTTCGTGATTAATGTGTCTAATGGATGCATTAACTGCATCTTTAGCTGCATTGTAATATCCTGTTGCGGTAGCAAAATTAGAACTTGTAAGCTCTACTTCATTAAGTCTACGATTTACTTCATTAACAAGTCCAAGAAAGTTATACGACATTATTTTTCCCTCACACGTAAAAATACAGTTCTTT